GTAGCCGTCTGTGCTAAAAAAACCCCATCATTGAGCGCACCTTTGCGCAGGTTGCATGACTTGCACAACACCCTTAGATTGTCAAGGCTATGGTCTCCACCATGCTTACGAGCTATCACATGATCAATGTGCATCTCGCCCTCATCTGTGCCACATATTTGGCAAAAGCGACCATCGCGCTTGAACACACGCTCACGCTGTTCTCTATAGCGCCTTGAGTTCAGCTTATCTAATGCCAATTATGTTTTCTCCAATGATCTAATGCAATACATGGCTCACCATAACGATGAGCTATGTAATCTAATCCCCATTGTATCTGAGTATAACCATCTTGGTCTTTAAGCCATAGGCTCTTACCCTGTGGTATGCCATAGTGTGATCCATTAACAGCATTAGGATTCCATGCTGATTCTTTACCATAGAGTACTGCTAGGCATTTATATTCTTTTAAGTTATAACCTAATAAATGTAATGCATATTCTTTATAGCTTACATATTGCATTGGTTTAGATCCACCTGCATTAGGCATGATGCATAGAGCTATCCCAATAGCTACTAGCACCCCGCGAGCTACGCCCCTAAGGGGCTCGCGGTGAGCCTTTGAGAGGCTCTGCTGTGTTAGCGTACCATCGATGTCAAATCTATTTGTAAAAGCCCTGCTCAGAACGGTGTTTCGTTTCATGATTACCCCCTGTGGATAACTTCTGTGGATAACTATTTATCCGTACTGTAGAAGCCTTTGCCCTTAAATACTGCTGGAGTAGCTGCAATTACTTTAGTCATAGGCTCATTACAGTAAGTACATGGGATCATTGGTCTATCGTGCCATCCATGGGTGATCTCATTCGTGAGATTACATTTAAGACATCTATAGTCGTAGGCTGGCAAGTTAGGCACTTCCTTATCATGTATGACCCACATCCCTCGCAGCGGTCAATGTCTGCCTCTGTAGGTTCTTTGTCTAGGTGACCGTACTTTAATATGAGTAGTGGCAAGAGATCCTCTAGACGGATGATGGCGGCATATTCACGCGCATCTTCACCTTGTCCGTTGAGTCTAATCACTCCAAAGCCTAATTCCCCCGAAATGGCTGTTCGAGCTTTTAATTGTTTAATGTATGCAAGAGGTTGAAATCCAGCGCGGGCTTTGACTTCAACATCAAACGGTACATTGACAATATCCTTGCCACTACCCCTCCCAACACATGCGCCTTGCCAGACAGTCGATAGGTACTGTGCGACAACACGCTCTGTGCGGAAACCTCTGTGCTTCCTTGCTTGACTAGCCATTAACAGCTTTACACTTAGCACACTGCCATGTGACAACGCCATTAACTGAGTCGGATGATATGTCCTCTAGATCTCTGATAGCAACTGGCTCATTACACAGCTGACAAGGTACAAAGGCAGACATAAGATCTACCCACTCACCATTAATCTTAATGCCAATGTTTCCCATTTATGCTCTCGCCTTCTGTGGTTCCCATTTACCCTGACTATTAACTACATACCATAGGGCAGGGCATTTAGGCTCGCCCCCTTGATGATTAACGACAGAGCACATAAAGCCACCCCATGCCTTGCCATTCTTCTCACCCTCACGCCATTGCATGTGTCCATGCTTGCATGATGGGCTTTCCTGTGCTTCACCTGTTCCCATTACAGCTGCAATAGTTTCCATTGCTTTGTCAAGCGTGACAGGTGCATCTACTACGCCCCGATACTCTCCAACAGGTGTAGTCCAGTAATCCTGATCATCTGGCTTAACATCTTGCACCGGTGGCTTTGCTACTTTTGTAGCAACGACCTTAGTCATTTCCTCTCGGCTTGGTCTTTTTCCTTTAGGCGCATAACCTGCATTTGCAAGTGCTCTGCCGATTGCCGAAGTCTCGCAATTCTCCAGTGCTGAAGTCTGATTAACACCGCGACTAGACACTGTCTCCTCAGCGTATCCCGTTGCCCACGCAACGCCATCGCTAGCATCCTTAAATAGATACGCCTTAACAATGTATCGAGTTGCCTCGACCACTTCAAGCTCTGTTGCAATGCGGAATGATGGATAATCCTTAATAAACTTTTCAAGTCTTACCTCCACTGGCTCGTATTCGGCTAGATTAAACATAAAGATCGTTCTCCTCTGTAGCTAGTTGTCCAGCTAGTGCTCCGTATGAGCATAGATCGACCCAGTTGTCGATGTGTTGGGCTGACTGATTAGTCCTTGCAAGTTTAACCAAGACCATGATCCCTGCGACTTGATAGTCATGGATCGGTGTTTGTAGATATGCTGAGAGAAGCATTGCTGTGTGCTGCAAGTTATCCGCAGGATGACCGTACGATAGCCCACGGTCACGGATCGTGTCTGTGGCTGTGAGTAAGATTTCACTGGCTTTCATTCCTGCCCCTTATAGCTGCGACCTCTGTGATAGCCATCGCGTACGCCCCTTTTATATGATGTTTTCTGCACATCTATGATGACTATAATAAATCCTATAATCATGCCAATGATGCAGATAAGAAGTAGCTTGTCTGTGTTCGCCATTATGCCACCTCACAGCGGCATTGCCAGTCGTCAGCTTCTAGGCACATGCAGTCATAACCCGCACGATAGTTACTGCATGGGTTCTGATAGTGGTGCATCATTGCTGAGATGTATGTGGCTTTTTCACATAAATCGCAATAAACTATTTCAACTCTTTCCATAGTTTGCATTTACTAACCTAACTGTATCCAGTGCCCTCGACTGGCTTACAGGATTAGTGTGACACAACAACACGACAAAAATGCGCTTATTCGTATAACGATTCGATAACGAAAAAACCAGGGGCTAGCGTGGTCTGCCGTAGGACTTTCCAGCCACAATGAATGTGCCGTCCTTCTCGATGTGAATAAGATCGACCTGAACCTTAGCCTTATTAACATAAATAATAGCGAAAGCCTGCTGCCAGTTAGCCACGCCCTTCGTGTACGCAGCTTGCTTAAAGTCCATAAGATTGCCTACCTCAACACCATGTAGGACACGCCCTATACGGCCTCCAGAAGCCTCTGAGAAGGCCGAACGCCCTGCTCTGTGAGTATGACCTGAGATGACATTCTTGCCGTGCCTACGGGCTGCCTCAAGGGCTGAGAGCCCTCCCTGTGGCTTGATAGGGGTATGGTCTCCATGCACAGCAATCCAGTTAGGTGCAATAGGCATAGGATTCTTATGGAAGGTGATACCTAGCTCATCGAACTTCATAAACTTCTCAAAGCGCAGCTCTGGCAGTGCACCGAATGCAGGGACTTTAGCCATGATGATGTTATACAGGCGATCTGTGTGATTGCTACGAATGCAATCTGTTACGCCTAACTCCCAGAGAAGCTGCACAGCCTCATTACGATCATCGTCTAGGGTCTGAGCGTATGAGCCCATGCGCCCTTCTTCCCACTTGCTTATCTGGGGAAGGTCGATCTCATCGCCAATAGTGACTACTTGATCTGGCTTAAACTTAGAGATGAAACTAGCAAGGTTACGGGTTGCAACCCTGTCGTGATAAGGGACTTGCAAGTCCGAGACTACGACAATTCGCTTAATCGTCATCCTCGTCTTCGTAATCGCCAAACTTTTCAGGCGCGATAGGATCAGGCAGAATCCAGTGAGGGTAAGCCTGTGGCTCTGTAATCATAAACATGGCTACATCCTCAGCAAAACCTGCACGCTTCAGAGAGCAGAAGTATTCATAAAGCCCAATGCAATAAGCATCAAGCTTTGAGTAGCCTTGCTCCTCTAATGCCTTAGTTGCTTTTCTTGCCATAGCAGAATGTTACCTGTCAAGTAATATGTTATAGATTTCATCGACTCGCGTGTTGAGTCTTTTAATCTCTGACAATAGATGCGTGATGACATAGCCAGACAACCCACCCAATGCAGCAATGGTGGCGATGTAAAGGGTGAAGAAGTCTGCCTGTGTCACTTCTTGTCTACCTCGTCAATAGCTGCCTCTAGTGCATCGACAATGATGTCAGCTGCTGACTTACGAGCGCGATATGACTTGATAGCTGTGCGCAATGCTGGCAATAGTGCAACGCCTGCAATGCCCGCAATGATGAGAAGTAGATTATCCATTAGATGCTCCTAACATAGGTACTTGAAAAAAAGCCCCGTCATTATCAGCTTCTTTCTTAAAGCTGACATGCAT